AGTTGATATACATCTAAATATGTTATCTCCAGTGCCTACATTGAGTCTATTAAAGTTTATAAAAGCAGTTGTGTTGTTTTGTAATGAAAATGCGTTAGTTGCACCAGATACAAATACATCGCCAACATTGAATAATACAGTTCCAGTATTTACAGCACTTACAATGCTGTTTATCTTATCATTGATATATAGTGTGTTAGCACTTATTTTAAGTTGATTTGCATTATTAGAGTTAAAACCGTCATTTGTAAGTCCAGTAATATTAATTTCGCTTATTTGTATATCGGCATTGCAGTTATCTCCGACTATTGCAATATTGCTCATAGAGCTGGATCCAAAGGTTTGTAGATTTAGGCTAAAATTGGAGTTATTTAAGCAAGTAAGAAAGTTCGTGGGAGCTTCTGAATAAATGGATAAACCTTTAACCCTTAAATTTTCGCCAAGTAAATAGAAGACGGAATCGGTAACTATGCTAGTAGTAATTTGTTGAAATTCGATATAAGCGGATCCAGGACCAAAACCAGTAGAATCAAGATATACGATAGCTTCACACGTATTAAAAGAACGAATATTCTCGCATATTAGTGAAAGTTCTGTTCCACCAGAGACATAGATTAATCTTTGGGATGTATCTGATGTAATTTCAGATCCAATTAATCTAACATCACCAGTACCATTAAAATTTAAGGTATTAAAACTAGAATTACTGTTAATTCTTTGAAAGTTTAAATGCATATTTCCAGTACTACTGGCACTAATAGCAGCACCAGAATCTACTCTAATATTCATAATAGTTCCAACAATCTCTGAACTATCAAGCATGGAAACGGCGGTACCACTACTATTATTGCCAACGAATTGTATATTTTGAATAAATCCATTAAATCTACCAGATTCTCTGGTAAGTAAACCGGTACCAGATCCAAATAATATTAAATTATCTATCGTACCAGATACACCTGCCGATCCTGGACCAGCAGATTCAATTAAAGCTTGTTTTGCTCCACCATCGAGTAAACCTCCAACAATAAAACCGAAAGTGCAATTTACGGCTCCTTCAGAAAATAAAAAGCGTGATTGTTCTGCGATTATACCAGCTACATTAATATTTAAGAAATTGACATTTAGGTTAGGACCGATATGAATAGCGTTATAAAAGGAACCATTAATGCCGAGAGTATCGACGGTTAGATAGAGAGAACTGGCTAGAATATCGATAATATTAACATTCGATCCACGAACTCCATCACCGTTTCCACCAATAAGCATAACATCTGTGTTTATATAAAGACCTGCGGTTAATGAATCGATAGGTGGGGGTGGAGTAACGGTACCTGTGCTGGTAATACTTGATATATTTTGTTGTGTATTAATGCATTCGATATATTTAGCATCTATGTTAATAAGATTTTGGTTAGTGCTGGTCAAGAAGACGGTATTACATATAATAGTTTCAGCATTGACGGTTAAGACTGTCAGATAAGTTGGGGCGAATATATTATCGCAATTAAAGAGGCGAGAAGTTTCGCATAATATTTGATTAGCATTAAAGGTTAGATAGCCGCTGCGATTAACACTGACATTATATAATGTGTTATCAGTTTGTAAACCAATATATTTATCGATTTCAATATTGGCGACTGAATTACTGACAAATATAGGAATACTAGTATCATTATTATCTAAGTTAACACTAACAATTTCAGCATTTATATACACGTTTGGCAAGTCATTCCTAGTAAGTGCGGTATTTTGGTTATCTAAATATAAGAGTCCACCAGAGCAATTAATGCTATGGGTATTATATGAGATAAGTGATCCAAATGTAACACTGGCTTTTGAATTAGTTAACTGGATTGCTTGTGTAAGAGAGTCTGAAAAATCTGAACTTGAGTTGACATAGATTTTATGGGAGTCGGAAAAGTTTTTAATCATAGCACCTAATGTGTTAAAATTTCCAGTAATGGAGGAATCACCAGCTATTATAGTTTGTGAATTAAATGTAGTAGAGCCAAGATTTGAATAAGCAAAAATGGTGTTAAGGGATTGTGCTTCTTGTACATTAAAATTTGCTAATATCGTGGCAGCAGGATTCGTGGCTGATATTCCACCGCTTACCAAATTCAGAATGTCAACACCAATAGTAACTATAGGAAGAATCGTAGTGATTGGTCCAGGGTTAGGTATAGATCGAATAATTCTTTGTACATTAACAGTAATATTCTGTGCATTATTAATATCTGAATTGTTTAAATCGAAGATGCCACGAATGTACGGTGAATCGCTTAAAATATTAGATGCATTAAATTCAATGTTCGAGCTGTTAACTAGTCTTAGGACCGGTCCTCCTATATTTAAAACATTAAAATTACCATAGCCAGTGATTCTAGAAGTAATTGGACCATTTAACGAATCAGTAAATAAGGATGCAGCAGTGCTAATTATATTAGCACCTTCGCTAAAATACCAATAAACTCTATCTTTTAATTGAATTTCCGAAGTTACAAAGTAATCACCAGGTTGAACATATATCGTACTTAAGGCTGGTGCGGCATTATAAGCAGTTATTAAATCGTTGAATGGTTTAGTTAAGTCATCAGGAATTGCGGAAGCATTAACACCATAGAATGAATCAACGAAGTAGGATCGGTTAATTAAAACTTGGCTAGGACCCGTTAAACCATTAGCACCGGTGGGACCAGCAGGGCCAGTTTGTCCTGCTCCAGAACCCGAGGGTCCTGTTATACCTTGATTGCCCTGTGGACCTTGATTACCCTGTGGCCCCTGTGGTCCTTGCAATCCAATGCCCTGAGAACCTTGTGGCCCTTGAGAACCTTGTGGCCCCTGAGAACCTTGCGATCCCACTCCTTGAGGACCCTGACTACCTTGACTACCTTGACTGCCTTGACTACCTTGACTACCTTGGGGACCAATACAACCTCGTTTACCTCTGTCACCTTTCTCTCCAGGTTCACCTCTTTCTCCTTGAAAGCCGCGAAAACCTCTAGGACCCCTGGTAGGGCAACAGCATTCATTTCTGCAATTGCAAAACATTATATATATATATATATAGTCTACATAATATATATAATTTAATAATAAATTATTTATTTTATTTATGGATAAAATGAATATAAAAAGTAGTGAATAAGGTGGTTTTAGAAGATAGAGTTTTTCCCTAGGCTTTTTTATTTAAAAAAGGCTATTAAAAAAAGGGCTATTAAAAAAAGGGTTTTTTGCTAAATTGTTTCTAAGTAATAAATAGAAGGTAATAAAGCGGATATAAACAGATGACTTCTTTAGAGGAGGCGAATGAGGCTTATCAATATATAGGATTACCTGGATATAATCCGCATATAAGGAAGGATGTCTTTTTAAAGTATTATAATAGAGTTGCTGAAAGGGTTGAATATGATAAGAATGTGTCAGAGAAAGATAAAGTAATGTTAATAAATAGTAGGAGAATCTTTAATATAGCTGAGACTGGTAAGAATTATGTAGAAAGGGAGGACATGGCTCGTGTATATTTTGATAAAATTAAGGCAATAGAAGCTAATAATGAAGGAAAACCGATATTATTGCAGATATATGTAATAAATAAGGAATATAAAGATAAGAAAGTTAGTCAGAATATATATGGTTTTAGACCTGTAATAAAGGGTAGTTATTTTTATAATCGTTTAATAAAGAATGGTAATTTAGAAGGTCCTTACAAGAGTTTAAAGAAGAATATTGACTGGTTATACTTGCCATATCTGGGAGAATCTAAGAGTAAGGAGGATATACTATATATTTGTAATGAATCATATTTTAAGAAGGAGGAAAGGGAAGGATTACGTAATTCTCTTAAATTAGATAATAATGATAATAAATATACAAATGATTATAATTGGGTTTATTGGCCAAATCTAAATTAAATCTTTATATTTGTATAGTGTATAAAATTTAGTTTCCCTATAAAAAGGTTATATAGTTTTCTAGGCTTTTTCTCTCTATAGTATGAGTACATTATATAGTGAAGTGGCGCGCTTAGTTCCGAGTAATCAGTTATTTTCCCAGCAAGGAATTTCAACATCTGTATCTGCAGATGGCTTTACAGTAGCCATCGGAGCACCAGGATTAAATGGTGGTGTTTGGATCTATGTTAGGAGTGGTAATGCATGGATTCAGCAAGGTCCTCAATTAATAGGAACTGGTGGAATGGGGAATACAAGACAAGGAATATCAGTTTCATTATCGGCAGATGGAAATACTTTAGCAATAGGGGGACCAGATGATAATTTTTTAATTGGGGCAACTTGGATCTTCGTGAGAAATTCAGGAGTCTGGTCACAACAAGGAAATAAGCTAGTAGGATCTAATGCAATAGGACCATTTATACAACAAGGATTTTCAGTTTCATTAACAGCTGATGGAAATACATTGGCTAGTGGAGGATTATTAGATAATGGAGGATTAGGTGCGGTTTGGATCTTTAAAAGGAGTGCAGGAGTTTGGTCGCAATTCAATTTAAAATTGGTTGGACCAAATAATATGGGAAATTCAAATCAAGGAACATCAGTAAGTTTATCACCAGATGGAAATACTCTAGCAATAGGAGGTCCAGATGATAATAGTGGAGTAGGTGCGGTTTGGATTTTCGTATTAAACAATTTAATGACTGCTTATATAGCAGAAGCTAAATTAGTTGGATCTAATAGTATGGGATTAGCTAAACAAGGTAATTCAGTGTCATTATCAGAAAATGGAAATACACTAGCAATTGGTGGGCCTGGTGATAATTTTAATAATGGTGCTACTTGGATCTTTGTTAAGAGTGCAGGTATATGGGTAGAAGAAAGCCAACTTATTGGTACGAATGGAGGTTCGGCATATCAAGGTGTAAGCGTATCCCTCTCTTATAGTGGAGATATATTGGCGATAGGTGGTGCTTTTGATAATTCTACAATTGGAGCAACATGGATTTTTAGAAGGGATTTTGGAAATTGGGCTCAACAAGGACAGAAATTAGTTGGTGGCAATGGCAATACATCAAATCAAGGATTTTCAGTTTCATTATCAGCGAATTCAGATATTTTGGCTGTTGGTGGACCTAGACAAGATAATTTTACAGGATTGTTATTTATTTTTTCAAGGAATAGATTGCCATGTGTTTATTATAAATCATTAGCAACTGTCATTGTTATATCTGATAATGGGTCTAGGGAAAGAATAGTAAAAGAGATACAACATGTAAGAAAGGGTGATATAGTCTTAAATAAAGATAGGAGGGAGGTAAAGGTAGTAAATAACATAAAGTTTGGAAAG